ATCGTCGGAACCAACCAAATGGTAGTGTCGATGCGTTGAAAAAAATATTCGGGATGAAATAAAAACCTTTACATTGATTCTGGAATCAATAAAACCAGTCGCGTCATGCGATCCATGACACATTAAAAAATAAAAAAAAATATGAATACAGAAAATGAATATGATAGTTTCATCAAAGCAAAAACACATCGAGCTGAAGCTCACGGATTTGATCCGCTCCCTATAAAAGCTTCGTTATTTGAATGGCAGCAACACATAGTCAAGTGGGCAGTTCGACAAGGGCGAGCAGCATTGTTTGAGGATTGCGGGCTAGGCAAGACGGCGCAGCAACTCGAATGGGCATCGCGGGTTTGCCGTAAGACTGGCGGGAGCGTATTGATCTTGACGCCGCTCTCAGTCGCTCACCAGACAGCAAAGGAGGCTATTAAATTTGGACTGGAGGCCAAGGTTGCAGAGTCCGGCGACGACATCAAAAGCGCCGGCATTTGGATAACCAATTATGAGAAGCTGGAGAAGTTTGATTGCTCGATCTTTGCGGGCGTTGTGCTTGATGAATCGTCTATCCTGAAAAACTTTACTGGCAAGATGCGGAGGATGCTGACATCGACGTTTTCCGACACTCCATATAGGCTTTGCTGCACAGCTACGCCATCGCCAAACGATTATACGGAGTTCGGTCAGCACGCCGACTTCCTTGGGGTCTGCACGCGAGAGCAAATGCTCGCCACGTTCTTCCTTAACGACACGTTCAACACTGGCGACTGGAGGCTCAAAGGTCACGCTGAAGCCGAGTTCTGGCGATGGGTCGCAAGCTGGGCCGCGTGCGTCTCTAAGCCTTCCGACATTGGCTATTCTGATGAAGGCTATGACCTGCCGCCGCTTAATCTCCAAACAATCACCGTCATCGTTGACCAATCGCAAGGTGCGGTGGAAGGCGAACTATTTCGCGCTCCGACGTTGAGCGCTACGACGATGCACCGGGAGATGAGACTCACCTCGCCCGCTCGCGTTGAGAAGGTAGCTGAGATCGTCAACGCATCGAGCGAGTCATGGATTGTATGGTGCAATACCAACGATGAGAGCGAGCAGCTAGCGAAGGCAATTCCCGATGCTGTTGAGATTCGCGGCTCCGATTCATCCAAGAAAAAGGAGCAAGCGGCAGATGACTTTGTGCATGGTAAGTTGCGCGTGCTGATTTCCAAGAGCGGCATCTTTGGTTACGGGATGAACTGGCAGCATTGCTGCAATGTGGCGTTTGTTGGTTTGTCCTACTCGTTTGAAGACTTCTATCAGGCGTTGCGTAGGTCATACCGCTTTGGGCAAAAGCGACAAGTCAACGCTTACATTATCCAGTCATCCACCGAGGATGCGATTATCAAAACTGTCAAACGCAAAATCGAACAACACCAAAATATGCAAGAGCGGATGAAGATCGCATCCGCCGCATTCACTGAACATCAAACAAAAAAGCTCACAATGAAAACAGACATCACAACGGAATTTGGTAAAGACTGGACACTACACCACGGCGACTGCGTGCGGGTCGCAAAGCAAATTGAGGACGAGTCTATCGACTTCTCTGTTTTCTCTCCGCCGTTCGCAGATCTGTTCACATATTCCGACGATTTGCAGGACATGGGAAACTGCGCGGATTTGTCGGAGTTCACACAGCACTTCGAGCTTTTGATTGATGAGATGATGCGAATCATGGTGCCTGGGCGCGAGGTTGCGGTGCATTGCGTTGATCTTCTTTCAACGAAATGGAAGCATGGAAAGATTGAGTTTCAGGACTTCTCTGGCGAGCTCATCCGCGCATTCTGGCGCAAGGGTTTTCTGTTCCACTCGCGTATCTGTATATGGAAGTCTCCAGTTACAGAAATGCAACGAACCAAGGCACACGGGTTGCTTTACAAAACGCTCAAAGCTGACTCTTGCGATTCGCGGGTTGGATGTTCTGATTACTTGCTCATTTTCCGCAAGCCCGGCAAAAATCCAAAGCCAGTTACCAAAGATCCCGCAAAGTATCCTGTGGACTGGTGGCAAGAGGTCGCTTCGCCAGTTTGGATGACCGTCGATCAAGGGCGCGTTTTGAACCGCGATGGTGCGAGAGATGACCAAGACGAAAAGCACATTTGCCCGTTGCAGTTGGATGTTATTGATCGAGCGGTGACGCTTTGGAGTAACGAGGGCGATTTAGTTTATAGCCCGTTCACCGGCATCGGCAGCGAAGGCTTTTCCGCGATTAAGTTGAATCGCCGCTTTGTCGGATCGGAGTTAAAGGAGTCCTATTTTAAGCAGGCTTGCCAGAACTTGAAAAATGCTAAAGCTCAGCTTGATTTATTCGCATGATCGGATCGCTTAAAATCGGAGTCCATGATGGAATCAAACTCGCCTACGACGGGACGATTCTCGACTGGGCCGAGGCGCACGTGCGCTTTCCGAACTCAGACCGCGCGAGCCGCTTTGATCGCACGGTTGCGCCTTGGATGAATGATGTTCTCCTCGCCGTCACAGACGACGAAGCCACGCAGGTCTTTCTCCGCGCGAGTACCGGCGCGGGGAAGACCACGATGATGGAAACCCTCGCCTGCTTCATTGTCGCGCAGAAGCCAGGGCCGACGCTATTCGTGGGGCAGACTGACGACATGGTCAAAGATTGGACGGAATCGCGACTGCTCCCCATTTTCCGAGAGTGCGAGCCAGTCCGCGCATTGTTTCCCGAAGACCGGCACGCGCTCCGCAAGACGACGATCTTCTTTCCGCACATGGTGCTTTTCGCGGGCGGTGCGAACATGACGAACCTTCAAGAAAAATCCATGCGATATTGCATCGGCGACGAGGTCTGGCGCTGGAAGGACGGCATGATCAAGGAACTCAAAGCCCGGCATCACGACCGCTGGAATCGCAAGACGTTCCTCTGCTCGCAGGGCGGCGGCAGCACGGATGAGATGGAACACGAGTGGGACAGCGGCACTCGCGAAGTCTGGGGCTGGACGTGCCCGCATTGCCAGGCGTGGCAGCGGTACACGTTCGACGCGATCAAGTTTGAGCAACCCAAGAACGCAGCGGGCGAGATGCTCTGGGACGCTGTGCAAGATTCGGTGCGAATGGAGTGCGAGCATTGCAAAACGCAATTTGCCGACACCGCCGCAGTGCGGCGCGGACTCTCGACCGGCGCGAGCTTTCGCTCACTTAATCCGAACCCAGTCCGAGGCCATCGCTCATTTGAAGTTCCGGCCTACGGAGTCTGGTGGATTCCGTGGTTCTCTATTGTGAAAGAGTTTTTGGAAGCCAGCGAAGCCAAGGGCAATGGCAACCTTGAACCGCTGAAGCAATTTATTCAAAAACGCAAAGCGCAAACGTGGCAGGAGGAGATTGTTTCCGACCTTCCGGAAATCACCGCCGGCGATTATTCGAAACTTGATTTTCTCGACGGGCAAAAGATCGACGGCGAGCATCGACGATTTCTATGCGTGGATAAACAGCGCGATCACTTCTGGTATGTCATCCGTGCCTTCCGTGCGGATGGGTCTTCCATGCTTTTGTCCGAAGGAAAAATTCTGACTTGGGAGACTATCGAATCGCTCGGGTTGCAATACAACGTGCCGGGGCGAAGCGTGGTGATTGACGCCGGTTACGACACGCCGCTTGTTTATGAGCGATGTGCGCGCAACGGCTGGACGGCATCGCACGGATCGGGACAAGATGGGTTCTCGCATATCGACGGCAACGGGCGGCGCGTAAAAAAGTTTGTCTCAAAAATTGAAACAGCAGTCGCTGGATCGGACAACCTCCGCGCGTTCTACTTTTTTCACAGCAACGAAAAGATCAAGGACAAGCTCGCCGCAATCCGCCAGCCGGACGCAATGCCGAAGTGGGAAACTCCGCGTGATGCGTCCACGGATTACCGTGCGCAGATGGTGAGTGAAATGAAAAAGGACATCGTGAACTCCAAGACGAAGCAGGTGGAATCGCGCTGGGTGCGGATCGGCGGGAGGCCGAACCACCTTTTCGACTGCGAGTGTATCGCGCTCGCGTCTGCCATGCTTGCGGGCGTTTTGCCGATAGGGGAGTGAACATTTTCGTGGCGTTAGGAAAATGAAACTTTGACAGTCGCACCCAAGGATGGCGCAAAATTCCACTTTCTTCGGACTTCCGCTTGCAACTCTTCAGAGCTTGCAGG